TGCCTACGAGCGGCACGCCGCCTGCGAGTGTGGCAAAGGGGTGGCGGCATGATCGACTTCGAAGCGCTGCAAAAGCTGCGGGTGAAGGACGGTGACCTGCTGGTGGTACCGGAGTCGACAGAACAAAGCGATATGGAGTTGTTGGCCGAAGCCATCCAGATCATGAACGGCGCACGGGCCGTAATCGTGCGCGGCCCGATCAAACAGCTCGTTACCGCCGACATGAATAAGCTCGGCTGGTACCGCGCGTGAGCACGTTGCGCCAGGCCCTGTATGGCCTCGCCCTGCTTGGCGCCCTGGTGCTGCTGATATGGGTCCAGGAAACACGCATCGACGTCGCTGAAGGCAAAACCGAACGGGCGCAGGATGGGGCCAAGACCGCCCGCGAGGACGCAGACCGCAACCTGGAGACGGCCAACACCCTCACCGACACCCTTAAGCAGGAACGCGATGCACAGAGCACCCTGCGCGCCCAACAGGATCAGTTGCGCCAAAGCCTGGCCAAACGCGAGCGAACAATAGAGGAGCTGAAACGTGAAAATGACGACCTTCGGAAATGGGCTGATCAGCCTTTGCCTGACGCTGCTCGCCGGCTGCGCGAGCGCCCCGCCCTCACCAGCGCCGCAGCTTATCGTGACTGGCTGTCCGGCCGTATTGCCGTGCCACCTGCCGGCGACAAGCCCGCTCAATAACGGTGACCTCCTGACCGACGAGGACCGCGCCGAAGCCGCCTGGGCTGACTGCGCGGCGCAAGTCGACATGGTCTACAAACACCAGCAGGCCAACCCATGAATAAGCCGGAAAGCCTGCGCGCCCACCTCCTGGCCACCGTCGCCGAGTTCAAACACAACCCCGACCGCCTGTTGATTTTCATCGACAACGGCAAGGTCCGCTGCACTGCTGCCCACACCCTGTCGTTTGAATACAGCTTCGACCTGCAGATCATCCTCACAGAGTTCGCTGGTCATCCCGACAGCGTGATCCTGCCGATCCTGGGATGGCTGAGCGTCAACCAGTCCGAACTGCTGGAAAACCTCGAAAAGGTCAAAGACGGCATCCAGTTCGAAGCCGACATCTTGGACAAGAACAAGGTGGACCTCAGCATTACCCTGCCGCTGACAGAACGGGTAGTGGTCGGAGAGGATGGTCAGGGTAACACCACCGTGAAGCATCCGAACGAACCGCAGTATGTGGCGGGCTACCTAGATCCGAATTGGAAGCCGGGGGCCCAGGGCAATACCAGCGAATGGAGAGTGCCTAGTGGCGAATAAGCTGGAAGCCCTGGAGACCTGGGCGGCGGTGCTGCTGGATCGGCTGGAGCCAAGCGAGCGAGGGAAACTTGCCAGGACCATTGGACAGGAACTGCGCCGTAGCCAGCAAAAGCGCGTGATGACGCAAGAGAATCCGGACGGGACTAAGTTTGCGCCGCGTAAGCAGCGAAATCTGCGTGGAAAGCAGGGCCGGATGCGGCGGAAGTTGGCGATGTTCAAAAAACTGCGGACCGCGTCGTACTTGAAAGTCCGTGGAGATAGCAATGGCGTATCGGTGGGCTTCACCGGGCGTATCGCCCGGATTGCCAGGGTTCACCAGTATGGTTTGAAGGATCGTGCGGAGCGTGGCGCTCGCGATGTACGCTATGAACAACGAGAGATTTTGGGATTCAGCGAAGCGGATCTAGACTTAATTCGTGACGGGTTAATCAGTCATCTAAATTAATTTTTTTAAATCAAGCGAAATCTATTTTTTGCTGCGTGAAACAGCATCTATTACCTTTTCCAATACCTCAAGCTCACTTTTCTCGAGTTTCCTAGCCTCGATAATTTCTGTGGACTGGTCTTTATTCAAGATCTTCCCATCTGAAAAAAAGAACCCAGCCTTGACCAAATCCACCACATCTAGCTCTTTACCTCGGGCATGCAGAAGTTGAATTAGCGCCAAAGTTTCCTCTCTCTTACGCTTTACAGCCTCATAATAACGAAACTCGTCCATTGCAGACCGATATTGCCGAAGGAAGAAGAATGCGACCAACTCGATGAAGAATAATATTCCAAACTTTGGAGCCAACGCGATAACTAGATCAACGCCTAAATAAGTCGTTGGCTTTAGCGTCTCAATATAAAAGAAACCTAAACCGGAAAACGCAACAATCACACCAACCAGAAGATAAACACCGGATCTATTGAATAAACCTTGCGATAGGTTACGCGAGCTAGTCGCATAAAGTGAAAAAAGCTCCTGAACAGAAAAAGCACATAACTCAGTTGATGAAGCAGAATTAGATAAAGCAGATTCCTCCGCTTTTTTCATTTTCATTTCGGATACAGAACCTTCCAACTCAGTACTGGCAAACCTTACGTACTTTCGTCGCATCAGCTCAATCGGAAGGGCGCCAAAAATCAAGTTAAAAATAACAGGAAATGAGAAAACAAGGAACGAGAACACTACTTCAGCAGAGCGCTTAGCAACAATCAGACTGACTGGGACTCCAGACAGTAAATCCCCGAAAGATGGTATTAGAAAAACCCCACTAACTACTACCCACATCCCCAGCTCATACATCCTTCTACTATTCTCAAGATTCCTAATCTTGAATAAAGATGCACTATTCAGATGTTCTCTAGATCTAGCGACCATACGATTATTCCCTACAAATAAACGACTCCAATGGGTCGCTGATCATACATCTTGTAGCTTAGGAAGGCCAAAGGCCACTCCTTTAAAATTCATATCGCACTCGAACTGTACACAAGGCGCTTACAAGAAGTGGAAGCTGCAGTCTCGCGCACGCAACGCCACCATCGGCGCCATGAACGACTTCGCCGCCCTCTCCCGCATGCTTGAAAACCTCATCCGCTTCGGCGTCATCGCCGCCGTGCAGATGGAGCCCCCGCGCGTGCAGGTCAAAACCGGTTCACTGACCACCGCCTGGCTGCCCTGGCTCGCCCTGCGCGCCGGTGCCGACCAAGAGTGGGACCCGCCCACCGAAGGCGAACAGGTGATCCTGTTCAGCCCATCCGGCCAGCTCGCCAACGGCGTCGTCATAACCGGCCTGTTCAGCGACCACATCCCCGCCAACGGCAACCGCCCTGGCCTGCACCGTCGCACCTACTCCGACGGCGCGGTGATCGAGTACGACAGCGTCGCCCATCACCTGAACGCCACCCTGCCCGAAAGCGGCACTACCAGCCTGGTCAGCAAGGGCGGTATCAACATCATCGGCCCCATCAATCACCAGGGCGATTACAACCAAACCGGCAACCAGAACGTGGTCGGCCTGGTCACCGTCTCCGAAGACGTGGTCGCGGCCACCATCAGCCTGGTCAAGCACCTGCACGGCGGCGTGCTGGTGGGCAGCGCGAAGACGGGGAAACCAGAATGAACCGCGAAACCGGCGCCGCCATCAGCGAACTGGACCACATCGGCCAGAGCATCACGGACATTCTCACCACCCGCATCGGTACCCGCGTGATGCGTCGCGAATACGGCAGCCTGTTGCCCGAGCTGGTGGACCATCCCTTCAACGACGCCACGCGCCTGCGCGTTTACGCGGGCACGGTCATGGCGCTGATGCGCTGGGAAACACGTATCAGCCTGAGTCGTGTGCAGTTCCTCGGCGCGAACCTGCAAGGGCAATCGGTTCTGGAGCTGGAAGGCTCTGTCGTCGACAGCAATGAGCCGCTGAGCTTGAGCATGCCTCTGCAAATGGGTGCCAGCGTATGAACTCCTTTGCCGCGATTGACCTTAGCCAGCTCCCCGCGCCCCAGATCGTCGAGCAGATCGACTTCGAACTGATCCTGGCCGAGCGAAAGGCCTACATGATCAGCCTGTGGCCGATCGAGGAACAGCCGCAGATTGCCGCCCGCCTCGATATGGATTCGGACCCCCTCGCCAAACTGCTGCAAGAGAACGCTTACCGCGAAACCATCTGGCGTCAGCGTGTGAATGAGGCGTCTATTGCGAACCTGCTGGCCCTGGCCAAAGGTCCCGACCTGGACCAACTGGCGGGTAACTTTAATGTCCAGCGGCTGGTAGTTCAGGAGGCCAAGCCGATGGCGGTTCCGCCTGTAGCGCGGCTGATGGAAAGTGACGACAGCTTGCGGGAACGGGCGCAAATGTCCTGGGAGGGGCTGAGCACCGCCGGCCCACGCCAGAGCTACATATTCCATGCCCGTGGGGCGGACGGCCGAGTTGCGGACGCTACCGCTGAAAGCCCATCACCCTCCGTGGCAGTAGTCACCGTGCAGGGGCTACTCGGCGACGGTACGGCATCGGCTGACTTGCTCGCAGTCGTCAAGAAGCACTTGAGCGACGATGACCGCAGGCCCGTGTGTGATCGCCTGACCGTTCAGGGCGCTCAAATTCTGCCCTACCCGGTCAAGGCCAAGCTCTTTCTACTGACCAGTGGCCCCGAGTCGGAGCCCATTCTTGCAGCGGCTGAGCAACGCCTGCTGGCATACGTCCACCAGCGTCGGCGCCTTGGAATGGAAGTGTCGGAATCGGCCCTGCACGCGGCGTTGTTCGTCGAAGGTGTGCGCAAGGTTGAGCTGGAAAACTGGGTCGATATTGTCGCCACCAAAGCTCAGGCGCCCTACTGCACCAGCATCACCATCACGCGGGGTGCCGAATAATGGGCGCCCAGCAGTTGCTGCCTAGAAACTCCACGCAGCTGGAAATCCAGGCAGCGCAGGCACTCGCGGAAATTAAACGTGTGCCCATCCCGTTGCGGGACCTGTGTAACCCGAACACCTGCCCTGCAGTTGTACTGCCCTACCTGGCCTGGGCCTTTTCCGTCGACCGCTGGGACAGCAACTGGACCGAGGCCACCAAGCGCGCGGCCATCCGCTCATCGCGCTACATCCACGCGCACAAAGGCACCATCGGCGCCCTGCGTCGCGTGGTCGAGCCGCTGGGCTACCTGATCGAAGTGATGGAATGGTGGGAGACGGTGCCCGAGGGTGTACCCGCTACTTTCGCCTTGAAGGTCGGCGTGCTGGACACCGGCATCACCGAAGAAATGTACCAGGAGCTGACCTGGCTGATCGATGACGCCAAGCCGCTCACCCGCCACCTGACAGGCCTGGCTATCAGCCTGGAAAGCACCGGCACCTTGTTTATCGGGGCCTGCGTATACGAAGGCGACGAACTCAGCGTTTACCCACCGACACAGCGCGACATTGACGTCAGCGGCGTGACTCTCGTTGGTGGCCGCGAACACCATATCGACACGATGGACATTTACTCATGACCGACCAAAACAGCCAGTTCTTCGCGATCCTCACCGCCGTAGGCGAAGCAAAGCAGGCAAACGCTGCTGCGCTCGGTACGTCCTGGACCTTCGCTCATATGGGGGTGGGGGATGCCAACGAAACTGCCTTTATCCCCAACCGCTTGCAAACCAAGCTGATCAATGAGCGCCGACGTGCGCCGCTCAACCAAGTGAAAGTCGACCCGACCAACCCCAGCGTCATCATCGCCGAGCAAGTCATCCCAGAAAGCGTCGGCGGCTGGTGGGTGCGCGAACTTGCGCTGTACGACACAGATGGAGACATGGTTGCCGTCGCCAACTGTGCGCCGACTTACAAGCCGCTGCTGGCTCAAGGATCGGGCCGAACCCAGGTGATTCGAATCAATCTGATCGTCAGCAGCACGGCCAACATTGAGCTAAAGATTGATCCCAGCGTAGTGCTTGCGACTCGCGAGTATGTCGACACCTCAGTCATCGAAGCCCTGGCCAAGCTAGACTTTAAACATTCGGTATTGGTGGCAACCACGGCCAACATCGTCTTGAGCGGAATCCAGACCATAGACGGCGTTCTATTGTCGGTGGACTCTCGGGTACTGGTGAAGGATCAAGCCCAGGCCAAGGACAACGGCATTTACGTCGTACCGGCCAATGGTGCCTGGAAGCGTGCCCAAGATGCAGACGTCAGTGCCGAGGTGACACCGGGCCTGTTTGTCAGTATTGAAAAGGGTACGGTCAACGCCGATAGCGTCTGGCAGTTGGTGACGGATGCACCGATTGTCCTGGGCACAACCGCTCTGGCGTTTGAAATGGTCGCAGGGCGCACAGGCATCATTGCAGGTACTTACGGAGTTGTTACGGTCGATAAGTACGGTCGAGTAGTCGGAGGCACCAACCCGACCACGCTGGCCGGCCACGGCATTACAGACGCCATTCTGTCCACACCACAGACGGGAGTCGTCGGGAAGATCGCCGACATTGCAAAGCACCACATCGGTGTTTATGCGAGCGGGACTACCGATGCTCCTCCGGCCTCTAGTGGCGGCTTGTTTTTGCATATGAAGTACCCTGGCGCCACTCCCGCCGCGTTCGATATTTTCGGGCATGTTGGAGGCGGCAACGACATTTTTGGCTTTCGCCGAGTGCTTGCTGATGGTTCTTATGCCTGGAGAACAGTATTTCACGACGGTAACTTCGATCCCGCCCTAAAGGCTCCCTTGGCGAGTCCGACATTTACGGGGGTCGTAACGGTTCCAAATGTAGCAGCAGGGGCGAATGACTGGCGTGCCGCTAATACCGCATTTGTACAGGCAGCTATTGCAAGTTTGGTCGCTTCATCACCTGCCGCGCTAGATACCCTCAATGAGTTGGCAGCGGCACTCGGGAACGATCCGAACTTTGCCACCACCATGACCAACGCGCTCGCCGGCAAAGCCAGTAAGGCAACATCCTTGCAAGGCTACGGCATTCTTGATGCTTGGACAGTCCAGCAGACGAGCGCTGCATTGGATCTAAAGGCCGATAAGACGGGTCTCTTGGGGGTGGGGCAGACGTGGCAGGATGTGACTTCAGGGCGAGCGGTGGCCACCACGTATACAAATAGTACGGGCCGTCCGATTGTACTTTCTATATATACAACACTGGTTACTAACTGGTCGGCCTCCATTACTGTTTCTGGTGTCGTTGTCGCTACCAACACTACAAACAATATGACATCTGGCGGGATCGGAACGCTGACTGCAATTGTGCCGCCGGGAGGGACTTATTCATTCTCTTTGACGTATGCAAGTCTTAATAAGTGGATGGAGCTGCGCTAATGAAATATTACATTGACCCTAAAACCAATGAGCTTTTTGCGTTTGAGTTAGATGGTTCGCAGGATAAGTTTATTGGCGAGCAACTCAAGCGGCTCGATGCGGATGGTCTGGCTAAAGTCCGGGCAGCTCAAGCCGAAGCTGCGGCCCCAACACATCAGGAACTCGAAAGCCGCGAGCGTGCATTACGAGACCAAACGTTGCTACTCACTGACTCGCTAGTTACGCGTCATCGAGATGAGCTTGAGGCCGAGCGCTCTACAACCCTCAGCACTGACCAGTACAAGCAGTTGCAGGACTACCGGCAAGATCTGCGCGACTGGCCTGAATCAGAGCACTTTCCAGCGGTTGAATACCGACCGGATGAACCGGTTTGGCTTGCCGCTCACCTAGGGTAATCAGCGCGCACCTGTACATCGCCCTCTTACAACCCGCCGCGCTCGCCCAACCGGCGCGCGCGCGGCAGCCTGTGCACTGTCATTCCATCACAGCGCAGGCAACCACCCATGGCCGGTTCAGACT